CAGTTCTTAGTATGGACTAAAGCTGGCGGTAAAGTATTGCCTGGCTTAGTTAAGAGAAGAACTCACGAGAAAGAGATGTTTGAGTCGTAAATCCGATTAACTGTGCAAAAAAGACAGCCCCGAAGGGCTGCCATAAAGGTCTCGGAAGGAGACTACACAAGGAAACTTATATTGCACATCCACCTGCGGTGCAACTTAACATCTGAGCACCTTCAACATTATCGTCATACTCTTTGAAGTTATCCCAATCTACTGAGTCAGGTACTAACATTCTCAACTGGTTGTATTGCTCTTCAGTGAATTCTTCATAAGGTGCTTGCTTGTAAGTACCGCCATCATACGGCAAGAAAGACACACCAGTAACTTCATCAAAGTGCTTGTATGTCCATGCTCCGACATCCATCCACTCATTCTCTTTAACAGAGATAGTCACTGACGGCTTATGCTCACAGTAGTGTCTTTGGAACAACAACCACAACTTCAAGTGCTGTAACGCAGATAACTCTTCACGCAACAACGCACCTTCAGCTACCTTAACAGGGAATGAGAACACTGTTGTTGAATCAGGTTTCATTACACATGGTTCAGCGACAAAGCCTGACTGAATCATGAACTGTGTTAGTGGGTCTTTGTTATCAGCTCTAACACGACGAATATAATACTGACTATGTTGAGGATGAATGCCGCTTGCAGTGCTGCATAACTGGCTAACCGTTCCCTCTGGCTTGACTGCCGTAACCGCCACACTTTGATTAATTCCAAGAGCTGAAGCAAATTCAGCATTAGTAGCAACAGCAACATCTCTTAGTTTCTCCAATCGTGCTGGTAAATCAGCATCATCAGGGTTATTCAACAGTGCATTGTCTAGGATACCTGTCATAGATACACCTAGTAGTGCCTCTTCTTCAGTGTTCTTCTGCCAAACCTTACGCAAGTATGGGAAGTTAGTCAATGACGCTTGGAAAGTCCCAAGAATAGCTGCAATACGAATCTTACGCTCCAAAGTATCCATATCATCATCGCTGCGAACAATACAGCTAGATAGATTACAGAACTGATAAGGACGAAGAATAATCTCACTACAAGGATTTGTACCAAAATCATAAGTAGCGTCCCTACGACCGTTCTTGGCTGCTTGTCTCTGTGACGCATCACGACTAAAGATTCCTCTCTCACCTGAATGTGATTCATAGATAGATGTCCATTCACGCATGAACTGACCGATGTACGGCTTCTCTTCGTAGACAGCAGAGTTGTTAGCCAATGCTCGTTGTCCTTGACCATCCCACCAATTACCAGCCTTAGCATGAGCCATCTTGTCATCAGACAAGTCAGACAATGAAATCATTGCACTGCGTCGTACTCCGCCCACAACAACAACTTCCCCGATTTTGCAGAGAATATCATGGCATTCGAGTGATGATAAGCGACGACCAGTTGCCCCTTTGAACTTGGCGATACAGAACTTATAAAGCTCTTCCAAAGGTCCAGGTCCTGACGCTCTTCCACCAAATGTTTTAAGTCTAGCTCCAGCGGGTCTAACTTTTGATACATCCCATTTCGGAATTTGACCCGAGTAGAGTAGACTAATGAGTTGCCGCAATGAGGCAGCCCAGCCTTGTTTGCTGTCTGCCACGACAATAACAGTATCTGTACTGTGAAAAGTCTCTGCAACTTCAGGTAGTTTGTTAACGTATTGACGTTCGACCGAATAGCCGACACCAGTGCCGTTAGTAAGTATGTAAAGGATTTCATCAAAGCATCTCTGGTCTTGAATGGGAATGTAGGAGCAATTAAATCCCGCAATGTTGTCTCGTTCTAGTGCTGGGCCGGCAGTCATTAAGGCCCGCATACTAGGAACAACATCAAGGTTTAGAATACCTTGGTAAACATCGTCGTAAGGGAATAAGTCACCATAGCGATTCCGCCAGAAATCGCAATAACGGGCCACCGTTTCGTGCCAGCGTTCCCTACGGCCCAATTCAGGTAGCCAGCGCGCATAACGGCTAGCATGGATATAGCGTTGATAATCAGTCGGTAGATCATTTGTCTTCTCTTGTAGGATAGTCAGGATGTTCTTCTTTCTCGTTATATTGTTTAATCTCGTGCTGTGCTTCTTCTTCTTCAACTAAGCGTTCAAGATAGCGTTTCTTGCCACGAGTCTTTTCTGTTTCACGTTCTTTAATTGTCTTGGTGCCAGTCATTCCAAAGATTCACAATAGATTTATTTTTCTTTTTGGCATATTCAATGCAATTACTTGTGCCCCCAGAACTTCCATTCCAAAGAGCTAAAAGAATATCACAATGATCTACCATCCATTCATTACGAATTTGCATTTTCCAAGGAGCATATCCTTGGTCACATACATAAATTTTATCCACTGCATTTGATAGAATATCATTATATTTGGTTTGACTTTCTTTTGGCCATTTTGTTTCTTGCCCAAAAAATGGAATAGCTACAATTAAAGGGATATGCAAATATAAAGCAGCTTCTGCTAAAGCAGAATCAAAACCTAAAGCCATTCCAGAAATAACCTTCTTAGGTTTATTTTTTTCTAACCATGGTCCAACTACATCAATAAGTTTTAGATTGATGTCACTAGAATAACCACCAAGTTTATCTGGCCGGTGGCCTGTACCTGCGATAATCATAAAAGGGCCTCACGAAACTCCTCTTCCTTCTCATCGATAAATTGCTCAAGAGCATCTACCAAGTCAAATTCTTCCCAACCAAGAATATCTAAAATCTCTTCAATACTAAGCTGTGCGGCAATTAATGCCTTTAGGTCGGGAGCCATAGTTTCAACTGCTTTTCTTCTTGTTCTGTAAATTCGTGGAAGGCAGAGATAAATGCCTTATAGGCGTAAACAGGGGGCATACATTGTGGACGGAACTCTTCTTCTACATGCCATACACCCTTCTGGAAATAGCTCCAATCTGCTCCCTTACTAGGGATTAGATAATGAGCTTCTGTAAACAAGGCACGTCTGTCAGCATCTTTAACATCTGGATGCTTTAGGTTTACATCAAACTTAGAAGCAATGGCCATTTCATTAAGCTTCTCTAGTGCTCTGTAGTCTGGTAGTACAGCCTTTAGAGGGCTGGGAATATCACCAAGATAAGCTTCAGCAGCATCATGTAGAAGACCAGCCAAGCGCAGATTGGTAGGCAAACGATAAGCAACAGCAACAGAATGCTCCGCCACCGAATAAAACTGCGTGTGACCTGAGAACCTAGCTTTGTTGCTGAGAGCAAAGGCAATGTCTTGAATGTCAATTTCATCTGGTGATGGGTCTAGAAAGTGGTACTTCAGCCCTGAGGCCGTTTCGATCCAGTTCTCCATAGCTGTAGAACTATTCCAGTTTTCCATGGTAGGTAGCATAATTAGGTACGTGTTCCCATGTGACGAATAATCATCAACATAGTGTTGAAGTTGGTATCAGCATTGTCTGCCATGAATGGCACTAGGAATGCAATGAATAGAAGGTAGGCAGTGCTGCTTGTAGCAAATAGCCAAGTAATCCACTTGTTGTTTTTAAACAACCATAGCCAAAGACTTGCACCACACAAAGCCGTTAGGCCATATAACACATAAATTAGATTCATTTAGTTCTCTTTTCAATCTCTCTGTTGATATACCACACAGCTTTCTGTAGGTCCTCAACACCGTTCTTTAGATCAGCGCGCCAGATATACTTCATAGCATTGCCTAGGAGGAAGTTCATATGCTCAGTGATTTGGATGCACTCGACTCCACTAGGATGCTCTGTATAATGCTTTGGTTTATTTACAGGGTCATTCTTACTAGGCTGGGCATAACCATCTAGGGTGTAATGAGCTAGATCAACTTCACTTAGCAAGATACTTTTCCTTTAGAAACTTCAGGGAGACAGGCATAGCTTCAAACTGACCGTCTTGAACATCATGAAGCATGATGATACCACGGAAGTGCTTATTGCCTTGAGGACCAAGATAATCTTCGTCGTGTTCGTAGCAACTACCGGCAATAATACTAGTAAGCATTGAACCATCTGCTCGACTACCGGTATGAATTTGTAATCCTTGCTGATGACCAGCGACACAACTCATGTTAGTCTTACGAAACTGTGCCGCGGCGGTACTCGCAGCTCTCCCGGCAACACCGGTCACAAAGTAATGACTATATGCTACACCATCTAGAATAACTACTTCTAGGAATGGATAAACAGTCCAGCCAAATTCTTCATATCCTAGATCACTAGTGGAGAGAACACCCTCTAACTTAGCATCATTATTCACTGCACGAGTAATGCGATATTCATGATTACCAAGAGTTAGATGTTGCTCAGGCCAATACATCTTATGCTTTGCCTGTGCTTGTCGTTCATTATAGCTGATGAGGGGCTCCATAAGAGCCGCCATAGCCTTCTTAGTGGCTATTACATCCTTGAGGTAACGCTTACCTTCAAAGCTCTTTCGACCAACATCGTAAGATGATAGGCTCGGCATATCTGCAAAATCACCACCAATAATAATCTTGTCTGGTCGTTTAGCTACGATATAGTTTCCGATTGCTGTTAGAAATGATGTATCATCTCCATCCCGAATTTGAGTATCGGGCAAATAAAGGTGTTTCAATTTAATGTCTTATTCATAGTTGGTTGGAAAGAAGCAATGTCCTCACCAAGTTGTTTAAAGGGCAACATATCATTCTCCACCATGTAGGCTAGTCCACATTCAATAATGAAGCCGAGTTCATCTTCACTGACTTCGCCTTCAAAGACGACTTTGCCTTCGGCTGTTTCGAGAGTTTTGTTGATGTGCGTTTTGTTTTCTCCTTAGCGCTCTTAATGTCATGACAACCAGTACAAAGCACTTGGAGATTGTCTTTATCACAATAGAGGCGAGTAATGTAAGTGTTCCAATCTACGAATCCATCTTGTGGGTCCACGACAGGTTTCTTGTGATCCACTTGAACTTCTTTTTGAGGCCAATCCTTTTTGCATTTTGCACATGCATAATGCTGCGCAAGTCGCTTCGTTTTCGGATTGATTTTCTTTTCAGTTTTAGCGGCGTTAAGTGTTTCATACTTAGGGGGATAGCGGCGGGTTCCTTGACGTAACACCGCTATGATAAAAGCTTTTAGTCTTGCTTCTGTCCAGGTGGTAGCCAAACATCGCCCTCCTTAGTTAAAAGGTGTAGCAACTTGGCATTCCGGTGCATATCTTTAATTGCATAATCATCTTCTTGATTACCTAAACAAGAATCAAGATAAACCTGCTTACAATATTCATACATCTCTTCCTCTTCTGTCATTCCGTTAAGAGGTTCAATGAGCCGTTCAATGAATTTAGGAACTTGGTGTCTCACTTTACCATCATAGCTAGGAATGTTGTCTGCACCATCACCTGCAATTAGCTGACCATAAAACTTTCGGAGACCTTCAAAGGGACTTATAAACCTAGTGATACCTGTTACGAAATTGAAATGCCATCCAGGGACTTGTAGCAAGTCCTTATCGATGGAACAAATGATACTTCGGTCCCCGTAGGAGCGCTGTTCAATCGAAAGCTCATCGTCTGCTTCGTAACCGGAAACAACTCTTCCCATTTGATAGCGTACAATGTGTTCACGGATTGCTTGTAAATGCACTGGCTTTGGTTTGTCAAGTCGATTGCCTTTGTACTCGGGGTAGAGCTTGTATCTAAAGTTGTCTTCTCCTGACAAGAAGCATTTATAATCACGCGCTTCGGTTTCATGGACAATTCTGCGGATGAGTTCATCTGTTCTAATTTCTGCGACTTCTCTAGTGACGTCTTGTGTGGTAAAACCAATACGATAACAGACGATGTCAGCTAGGCGTCTATGAGAGCAAAATCTTTCATAGACACCGGCCCTCCTTCTGATTACCATCTTCAGTATGGGAGTCTAAATAAGCGGCTGCCTTCATTAGAAGTTCCTTATTATCTTGGAAGTGACCTAAGCCACGATTACAATTGGTGCATAGAAAATCCCTAAGCTTACCAGTTGTATGATTATGATCTAAATGTGTTAATGGACCATCTGATGGTAAATCAAAAAGGCAAATTTTACATTTGGAATCTTGTGCTTTTAACTTTACTTCATACTCTTCTAAAGAAATAGAATGTCTATTTCTAATATACCCATTTCTTTTGCCGCGGATATATTCAATGTCCCCTGCTGCAACTCTTCGTCTATGATTTAAGCGGGAGTTAGTTGATGCGCATTTCTTACACCAATAAGCTCGACCATCTTTCGATGACTTATCAAAAGAAAAATCAAAGATAGATTTAATAGTCAAACATTTAGAACAATACTTGTCGGCATCAATGAGAGCTATGTCTTTCATACCGCCGTCTTCATATATTGATGAAGATACATAGCGAAGGCATCAATATGTTGTTCGTTATGATCTTCTTGATTGACTCCCATAGCAAAGTAAATTGCATGGGTGAGTTCATGCAGGAAAGTTTGTTCTTTAAGCTCGTCGTCAATGGTGTCTAGGATTTGTATTTCTCTCTTTGCGAGATTACAATCTCCATATTTTCCGTGAAGACGTTTACGTCGAACTACTTTCCAGGTAAACCCACCCAACGAAAACTGGGTGGGGATATCATTAGTCTGGAATGTCGTCAGACATATCTACTAGCTCTACTTCAGGAGCCTTGCCCATTACCCAATCAACCAGAGTTTGTGCAACATTAATCACTTCACCCACTGTGACAACACCCTTGGGGTTGTTGTGGGTAGCAATTTCAGTGGCACGTTCTAGGGAGCTTTGCTTGATAATGTAGACTTGCTTAACACTACGTTCTTCAGGAGTTTCATACGTGCTTCTAGACGTAGTCGCTTTCGGAGTAACGTCCTTGCTCTCATACCCAATGGAGCCCGTAGGTGAGGCTTGCTCAACAGCAACCCAATCCCAGTAGGTGGTCTTTTCATTCTTCTCTGATGTAATGGTGAAAGTATCATCCATCTTAGCTTCTACAAGAGACTGATAAACCTGTTCAGGCTTACCAAAACTCATAAGCTTCTTGCTCTCAATCTTACCAGAGTCTAAACGCTTGTAAGTGAGTTCTAGTTGGATGTAAGAACTCTTAGGTCCTTGGCGAGTAGTCTTCTCAGACTTGATTACACTAATATTGAATTTCATTTGATTCCTTTGTTACTATACTATTATTATCTCATATCTTGAATGTTAAGTCAAGACATTTTCTCCATAAATCTACCAGTCTTCTTATCTTTCTTTGGATAACGCTTCTTTTTGGCTTTATCCTCCATATTATCTCTATGAGTGCCAAGCCATAGATGATCTGGATTGATGCAACTAGGAGTATCGCAAGTATGGAGAACTTGATTTCCTTTTGGAATGGGTCCTTTAAATTCTAAATATGAAACAGAATGTGCTGAACTATTTCTATTATTATACCAAATCCTGCCATACCCACAAATATCTTTAGCGGCTTGCCAAAGCCAGCAGCCAGTGTTAGATTTAACAATTCGTTCTAAAAGTTTATCTTTAATAGGCCAATGTCTTCGATAAATGGTCATACTTTCTCCATTGCTAGCATATTCATACCCCACTTGACCTCGCAGGTTAGTGGTGTCTTCCATTCATATCCAAACAGCTTTTTGATGTTAGCCTGCAGATCGTTGAAGACTGCCAGAAATAGCTGAGTCACAAGCTCTACAAACTTCTGGGGGGCATCCACCACTATTGAGTCGTGAACGGAGCTTACAAGCAAAATCACTTTCTCCAAGCCCAGCTTCTTCAAACGATTGAAGAAGGACACACGGGCAATCGACATTACATCGGCTGCTGTTCCCTGTACTGGATAGTTGGTGCAGATTGTCCATGGTAGTTTCAGTTGTCCTTTCCAGTCGGTGGTCATAGAGATATTCCAAAACCGCCCTAATGGTCCGTGAATGGTTTCTCCTGCGACGACTTTCTCTGCAAGGCTTTTGTGCCATGCATCGAGCCCGTAATATTTCTGATAAAACTTTTCGTTAACATCATCCCAGTATTTAGGAGAACTGCTAACATGCATAAACTCAGGGTCATTAGCAAAAGCAAACCCACTCCCACGAAAGATAGTGCGGAAGAGATAGATTTTGGAAATGAGGCGAGACGGAAGTGAGAAGGCTTGTTGGTTCTTGCTATGTGTGTCTTCCTTGTTAAGAATTTCGTTTAGGGCAACTGTATCACCACTAAGTTCAATTGCTACCCGCCATTCTAGTTGACTTGCATCACATTGTATTAACACGATTTAAGATGAATCTGTACATTATTATGTCCTTTTCTTTTTAATCGTTCCGATAAAGTCATAGCATCTTCATGAGAATGTACCCCGACTTTGCAAGCACAATCTTTATTATTATCCCAATAAGTAATAATCCACTTTGCTTTCATTTCTTTAATTGATCCAATGCATAATAAAGCATTTCATTAAACTCCTTGGGGTAGCAAGTCTTTAATTGAATCCATAAGTCTCGTGCCCCAAAGGTTTTAATACTTTGTGAAAGCATTAGAGCAGCCACTTCAAAGTCGTCGTCTTCTTCTAAAAGCGTGTCATTATTCAATACATATCCTCTACTGTAAATTCCCAACTACCCATAAGTGTGCCATTCTCTACAATGTGTACTTGCCAATCATCCTCGACTGGGTTGAGTTTTGCTGAAGTGTTTTCTAGATAGTCTAGAATAGCATAATGCTTATTTTCCCAAAAAGCTGAGTTTGCCACTTTAATTACAAATAGTCGATGTGTAGACTTCGGAACACGAGCACCTGTATTAATCACCTTATACAGACGGCCTGGAACCGGCTTAGGAGGAATTGTTTTAATAGGTGGAGGGGCAGGTGCCCACTCTGGTTCTACAGGCTCTGGTGGCTTGTTAAAGGGATTGAAATATGTGCCAGAATAATACGAATTAATTCCTGGATTAATTGAAATCTTAGGTCCTGTCCAGGTGCCCGGGGTAAACGTTACTGTAGTTGGTCCTTGCCCACCAATTGCCTGAACAGGAGCCGGTGCAGGCTCTTCTGCGTCAGCCCATGAAATTCCATCATGGACTGCATTAACAATCTTATTCTTTGCTTTTACAGGTGGGGTTGGCTTGCCAATGTTATCTAGTGGATATGCCCAATTCTTTACTTTAGCCATGAAGTTTGAGAACATTAGTTGCGAAAGTTAATAGTTGCTCTTGTGTTGAATGCTGTTTCATACTATTTGCCATTCTACTTATAATACGAATGTTTCCCTTAATATAACCAATATCATTGTAAATTCTATCTACAGAAGCATTTGTCCACACAACTTTCTTTCCTAAAATCTTAGTGATTGGTGTTTGTAAGTAGGGGCACACTTCAGGGATAACAATATCAGAAAGTTCCAGATTGAAGTCTAGACCTGCGCGCCGTGCGCGGCCTTTACAGGACGACCAAAGAACCCACTCATAATTGTCCATATCCCACTGTTGCTTCTTTGGGTTGAGTCTCATTTTGTGTTTATGATAATATTCCCTTGCGAGACGTCTATGTTTTTCTGGTTCATTATAGACTTTCCATTTTTCTTTATTTGCAGCATAATACTCTGCATGATACTCCTTAGTCCCCATACCGGCTCACAAAGATATCTAGACACGTACCAGCAAAGTTTTGCAAATTAGGTTGGCTAGAAGAGAGCCTCCCCGTTTGCGCAGTTACTTGGTTAAACTGTCCATGAATCTTGCCTTCCGGCCAGTTCATTTCTTTAGCTTTTTTAGGAAGTCCTTTATAATATGTACTGTCCAGCTTTTGAAGTTCTGCCAGCTTAAGGAGAGGTCCGACATACTTCTTTGCAGCCGGTCCTTTAAGTTTTTGTAGAGTTGCTTCATCTGTTGCATAATAGCCTTCTTTCTTTAATTCTGAATTCTTCAGAGGTTCGACAAGTCGCGGTAAAACCGTTTCGCGTATAACATTCTTAAATTTAGGTTGTCCAACTTTGGCACCGGACTTAAAGAATCCAATGTGTTCCTTGTCTTCGGAGTAAATGGACCCTCCATACAACCATGCTGAGAGTTGGTCACCCGATCCAAAATTGATAGCCAATTCAGGGTAGACATGGTGTAGTTGCTCTTGAATAGCGGCAATTTCTTTTCCAATGTTGATAGACCTTTCTTCGCACAACTGCTTGTCATATACAAGGCCATTCCATTCCATTTCCTCTAGCACCAAGAGGTCTTGGCACATCAGCTTAAAGAGCTTATAGAGCTTTGGTTGTGCCTCGAATTGCTTTAGCTGTTCCAGATAGATTTTGTAAGTGAGATCGACGTCCTGCTTACAATACTCGGAGAGGATGTCCTGGGGGATTGCATCAGTATCCACACCCTTGTTCCAAAACTCTTCCTTGACCACATCAATTTTATGCCCAAGTCCGTAAGCTTCCGCAGTTGCTTCCAGGGAAGGGTAACGTTGCTTCTGGCCTGATAGAAGGAATTCTGCAACTTGGCAGCACCAGATTTTGTTGGGTAGTTTGAAGCCCACCCGACGATACCAATGAAGATCAAATTTCGCATTAAAGAAAACATATAAGTCCCATACATCTGGATTGCAATAATTCTGAATTGGAGAATCTAAAGTAAAATCACACCAAGCATCCTCATTGTTATCCTTAAGTCCTAGACAAACAGCTTTATTAGTTTGATCGAATGGATTACCTTTGTTGCTTGTGGTTACTTCCCAGTCACTTGTTAGAATATTCATTGCATGTGTGTGGTTTGTTTCCTGTATAAAGTCTCCAGCGGCCTTCCACTTTTCCCCAACAAACATTCCTAGACTTACAATATCGACAGGCTAATGGAGCAGATCGATACCTATAATAAGGCTCATCATGTTCATGTGAAAATGGATCAGGTAAGTAGTCTTCACTACTTAAGAACCAATCTGATAAATCACCCATTATTTCTTAATATCCTCATATCTAGCTACTTCAGGAGCTATCAACACTTCCATTTTACCATGTCTCTTAGTGTTGTCGCTGTCGGGATCACCAGCTAATTTGTTTTTGCTAATGTTGAGAAATCTAACGCGCTCCCAACCTGAATCATGTATTGCTCCAATTCCGAGGATGAAGTCAGCTTCAGCTTGCTTACTTGTTTTGGCGTTAGCGACATGGCCCATGGTGAGCCATCTAACATTTTCTCCAGAACCATCTGCTTGGCAAACTCCGATGACGGGTCCATATAGTTTTGCAAGTTCGCGTGCCCATTGATAGATTGCTCCGAGGACCAAATCTTCGCGGTCTGCATTAAAGCCTGTAATTTTGTCAATTTGGTCAATGACAATGAGACTTGGTTTGTATCGTTTACAATATTTTTCAATTTCATGTTTAGAAAAACTCTTGTTTTTTGGCATTAAGATTTTACCTGCCATACTCTCTAGGTATGCTGTGCGATACTTCTGCGTATTTTGCAGCAAGTCGTCAAGCGTTACACCAAAGGTGGCTTGGTAAATTCTACTCTTCACCTTGTCATGTACTTCCTCGTTGTTAATCCACAACACAGGACCAGCACATTGCGTAGCAAGGTAGGTTACCTCACTGGCAAGGAAAGTTGTTTTACCCGTCTCCGGTCGAGCAAAGATAAAGCCAAAATCTCCTTTACGAAGACTGCCCAAGGCTTTATTGAGGGCTGTAAGTCTCCACCGTAGTCCCGGAGATTTGTAGGTGGAATTAAGAATTTCATCTAAATCGTCTGAGACGAACGCATCTTCGTCTTTATCAGACTCCGCGGGTTCAGGGGCGTTTAGAGATTCTAGAAGGGAATGGAGAGTCTCAAAGGGCTTCTTACGTTCTGCCACTTCGTAGCTTGCAATTGAAAGCTCACGAAGGAGACGTGCCCTATGTAGAGACGTAATAAGAACTGCTACAGTTTCGGCTACAGGCTCGTATGCTGCTAGCTCTGAAAAGAGAGTCTTATAGAAGTCCGCATCCCGCGGACGCCCTGCAAAGAAAAGGTTTGCAAGGTCTTGTACTGCTAAGTTTTGTTTCTTGTCGTTTGTTTTGTGAAATGAATCAAGGGTTCGATAGAGGAGTTGTAAATCCTCTGGAAAATCTTTTGCTACTAGCTTGTCATTATATGTTTCCCAACATTCGTAGTTTAGAAATAGCTTTAGGATTGAGAGTTCAGCTTGCGAAGTGCATCCTCCATTAAGATAGGGGTGTAGTTAATCTGTTCCATACTTACGCAGACATATCGAGCATCAGGGACATCACCAAGCATAACACGATTGGCATGGCAATGACCATGAATGTTACCTCTCCATCGCTCCATTTGCATGGCGTGAATAGGTATGTGAGAGAGGATGACACGTTGTTTATTGAGAACATGATAAGCTCTTATATCACGGAAGTATTGAGTGTATTCATGCAACTTGAAGATGTCGTGGTTTCCTCGGATAAGAACCAAATCACCATTGAGACGGCCAACAGTAGGCAAAGCTCGGCGGTTGATAACAACGTCGCCCAAGAGATAGACTTTATCCTTTGGCTTAACTGTTTCATTCCAGTTCTTAACGAGAGCTTCATCCATTTCCTCCGGGGTGTCCCAAGGTCTTAGTTTTGTTCCATCACTACGGAGGAACTTACACATTCCCATGTGTCCGAAGTGGGGATCAGATGCTAGATAGACACTAGGCACTAAATAGCTCCGGCTTTGTTTGTTTTACTTTCTGAATACATGGGTTAATAATCTTTCTAGGCTTTTCAATTCCGGGTTTCTTTGGGTAGCCATTCTTACTGAATGGATCATCAATATCAATTAAACCGCCAGAACTCTCAAATGCTTTTACCCAAGCATTTTTCAGAGGCAGAGTTTCAAAATGCTCAGTCGGCCACTTTCTAAGAAGACAATAGATATTGTAATAATGCTTAGGATCGTTTGCAGTAATTAAGGTCATACTCTTGCGTTAATGACTTTACGTGTTTTAACTGGTTCTGGACCATTAATCATCCATTGAGGGATAATACCCCCATCCCCTTCATATGCTATAATCCATTTACTTTGATTACCAGGATTAAGCTCTTCCCATGTATTGGTCTTATCATGAGAATACCCATTATAGTTATTATAATAATACATATATTTAGTATAATATTCTTTTACATCTTTAGTCTTCATTTCTTTCTCTTATACAATTATTGTACTACGGATGACACAGTGGTGTCAAGCACTGTTACACATTAGGCCAGTGTAATCTGCTCCTCGATGTACTTGTTGTCGTAACACTTGGGGTCTTCCTTGCTCCACACCACCCGTGTGTGACACCCCAACATGGACAATCTTTGGGAGATTTGCTGTGCCTTGTCATACATATTGCTGTCTAGCCACACCACATAGGGCCTAGAAACGCCTAGAACGGCCCTTAGACGCGCTAATTTGTCCTTACCCATAGTAGACCCTAGGCAAGGGATTGCTAGGGCTCCTAGGCGCGTTGTTTTGATGGCACTGAGGCAATCCTCAACAATCACGACTGGAACAGAACCGACCCGGGGTGCGGGAGATAGACTTCTGAATACTGGTATGACTTGCTCTTTTTCTCCGTGGGTGATGTACTTGGGGATTTTGTCAGTTCGTACAAAGTTTCTTGCTTGCCAGAGAATAGGCTTGTCAAAGGCGTCGTCATTTCCGTTGCTGGAGGCGAGGGGTTTAAGATTTTCTTCATAGAAAGGAAAGATGAGTTGTTTTTTAGAGACACTCCATAGCACATTGTGGTCAATGAGTTCTGGAACAGAAATACCAAAGCTTTCACACCAAACTACGGCTTCAGAGGAATATGTAAATCCCGAGTCATAAGGCATGTCTCGCATGCGGTTGTCATCGGAATCCAGTTCCAATTTTGCCATAGCAATGTAAGGGCTACCAGTAGCTGGGCTAAAATGCCCACACACAAAACAGTAAGCAGAGCCCCCGCTATAATGCGCATACCCGTCGCTACTCGGGCAAACAGGACACGATGTGTGACGTAGAAACATTCTAGCTTTCTGATAAAAAGGACAAGCTTACTCGGTGGGTTCACCACCATTTTCCCACCAATTATCCGCTTCTTTCTCTTGTTCGTATGGTGGGATTTTGGTGAGTTCTTCACGGCCAATTGTGGGGATGTTAAGTCCCTCTAAACATTTGTTACAGGTGTCGAGGAATTCCAAAGAAACAGCATGACGTTGTGTACTCTCGAAATCGCTTAATGGAGCATTACAGCAGGAGCATCGCATTAACGGCCCCGAGCCCATTCTAGACCTTCTCTGAAGCCCTCTGCTTTGCCATCAATAAAACCCTCAGCATAACCACGGTCGTGCTCTGTGGGAATAGTTTTGGGCTCTAGCACTAAAGCATCAGCTCGCTTAGTTGCATCAATGATTTCACCAAGAGTTTTCATCATGGGATTAACCCATTGCCCCGGTGGATTTTGCGTGTCATTAGCTGGATTGCGACGAATAGGCATAAGAATCTCCTTAAAAATAACTAGACCAAGACACAACACCATTGTTGTGTACTAGGCTGGGAAGTTGATAGACCTGAATGTCCTTCTCTGAATTATAGCTTTTACCACAATACCACAGAAACTTATCAAGCTTCTTAGGAATGTCAAAGAATACCTTCTTATTTACTACCACTCCCCACTTCTGCTGGTCACGTCCATCACCAGGAATCTTATGAGTCTTTAATTCCTCAATAGTTCCATTGAATGTTTCATCATTCAGCAGACGAATCATCAAAGAAACAAGACTGATGTTGTAAGTGTTCTTAAGAAAGAATGGGTCTAGTTGTAGAACAACTGTGTCATCAACTGGCCAGAAAGCAATCTTGGGACATTTGTTTTCATTTAACCACTTGTTAAATGTGTTCATATTGGTGGTGAAGTTCTTTGTCAGATGCTTCACAGCCATATAAACATATTCCCCTTGCTTGGGAATTTTCATTCCTTCTGTGCTAAAGCCATAGATGGCAAAACGCTTACCACCATTGTAAGCTACAGCATAGTCATTGAAGAAATCCTTGCATTTTAGCCAAGAACTTTCATTAACAAAGCCTGTGTCGGGAGTGCCAGAGAGAATAACCCAACGAATGGGGTTGCTCTGGCCTTCTTCTGCGTAACTAGGGCGTGTTTGATATGTAATTTTCATTTTAATGTTGAACTGTTTCTAAGATTGTCGTAACATAACGCTCTACATTAGAGCCTTCAATACCAGGAGCTGAATTAACCTCAATTACAAACAACTCTTGTTTCTTTTCGTTCCAGCCAATGTCAACACCTTTAAAGTCGCTTTGAGTGACTTTAGATGCCTTGAGGGCGAGTTCCCGAATTCCTTCCGGTTCGACAACATTTTCAGAGCAGAAGACATAGCCATTAGCCGTATTCCGTACCTTTGTGTCTGTTGTGCCTTCATAATTGCTACTACGTCTCTTCTCTAATACATGAACGACTTGGTCTTTGAAGATGTGGACACGAAATTCTCGCTTTTTCTTACGATAGAGCGTGTATACAGGGCAAGGAGTAAAGACTTGGTTAACATCTCCTTCCATAATCACAATACCCTTACCTTCAGAAGCGTGTGTGAGCTTTCGACCAACCACACACTTGTCCTGGTTTAGCCACTCACAAGCAACAGAATCCTCCGTGGTGTATTCCAGCGCGGGGATTCCCGAGTTCTGAAAGAACGAGTATTGCTCAATCTTGCCCTTTTGGTCACCATAACGTAAATGTGTCCTGTTAGCCCGAGGAGTGGAACTCCGAAATACCTTGTAGTGCAGCTTTGTTGATAGACCTTGTGCCACTGCCTTTGCGCTTTGGCTCTTTAACAAGGTGGTTAAAATTCTTAGCTTCATCTTAGTGCTTCCAATTAGCTAGTGCGGATGAGGCACTTTCCATAACTACGGGAACATTGCTGCTTCCCTTCGTAAGACCAACTTCCCCCATCATAATGTCGATGTGCTTCTTATCGGCTCGATAGATAAGGTCTTCCACTTTTCCCTGCATTGGTACTGATTCGCTGCACCATAGCATTTCATCTTCTGTGAATCCTTTGACAAATCCTTTGAATTCGTGGTCGAAGGGTAGTTGTACATCGTTGTCTCCCCAGACGTCCCACTCTGTACAATCCAAATCCCCAATAATACGAGGGCGATAATCAACCACCCAAAATAACTGGGTGGTTCCGATGAGGGCCTTCCGAATACGCTTGAATTCGTTTTTAGATACCTGTCCTCCAGAAAACGTCGTTGTGCTCTTAGTAACACCACCCCCCTTCGCACCCTGGCCAAGAATATGGGGGATGGTGCTGAATTTTTTTACTGACAGCTCCATTTCTTCTAGTTCTAGCGTGTAGGTTTTCAGTGAGATTGAATAAAGGGTGTGTACCTTAAGCTCACGAATATTCTCAACCTTAGTGGAATTGCGGGTGCATGCAGCCATAATCATCACTGGCTCACTTGCATATACAAATCCAAAACCGGTTTCCCCAATCCACAAAGGTCGCTCCTTATTCCTGATGAGGTAGAGCTTCTCCTTGTCTTGGTCAATCCACGTACAGGCATAGGCACCCTGCACCTTATCTAGTGCTTCTTCTAGCTTTGCCTTATCCTCACCACAGGCAGTTAGAAGCATGCCAAGTGCCTCTGAATCTACATCTGTCTTATGTAGCTGGTCGTGATTGCGCAATGTACCATTGTGCATAAAGGCAAAGTTGGTATCTCCATCCTCATTCTCTAGGATAAAGGGATGAGCATTGGCATCAATCGCTGAACCCATGGTTGCCTTGCGATTGTGGCCCATAATGGCCTTGCCATTCTTAACGAATGCCTTGCCAAATGCATCATACTTCTTATCGGAAAAGAAGAACGTAGCTTCTGATGCTTCCTTAAGGGCATGCATCTCTCCATTGTTATGGAAAGAAGCTACCCCAGTGGCATCAAAACCACGCAATGCGTCCATATAAAGCAAATCATTGAAAATTGCCAAGTCAATGTTACTTGCCCCCCCTAAAGTTTTAAGGGCCATTCCTACAAGACCACACATTATGCTTGTACCTCGAAATCAGATGTTACCCAGCTACCTACTGGAATTGGTGTAGCTTGTTGTGCCATAGCTGCTTGCACTTGTTGTTGCATTGCAACAAGTTCTTCTAGCTTGGGTTCCTTACGAGTTCGTGGTGTTGTTGGTTTCTTAACTCCATCACTGAGACCACCTACAGATAGCTTCACATCTAGAGTTGTATCTGCACACATCTCATTAACTGTCGAAACTCCCAATCCTTTGGTAAGCTCGGGGACAATTAAAAAGGCAATTGTATGCGGAGACATACCAGCTTCAATCTTTTCGAGCACATTCCACGTAGGATTGTCCACAAACCATGTGTAAAGCTGCTTAATAGCCGTTAGCCAGCTCTTAAAGACGGTAATGTCACCTGTGCCATAGAGATGGCGGAATTCCACTGTCCCAAGACCGGGTGCATCTGATTGTGCCTTAATGGGCAGTAGATTAAACGCTGTGTACTTGTGCCACTTCTCTACCATCTTATCAAGAGAAGCCTTATAGATTGATGGCATATAGGTGTAATTCAGTGGAACACAGAAGATTGATTCCTTACGAAGTTCACCTACGAAGTTAAAGAACAGCGGTTCAAGCAATGCATATGTTAGCACCATTTGGCGCAGTTGTTCTAGCTCAAACTGCGCTACATTTACATGCACATGGATAGAGGTACGTTCTGAGAATGGCTCGTCACCAACTACCAGAGTTTCATGGAGAAACTTGAAGTGGTCTAGTGCCTGTTCAAAAGTACATGGATAGGTCTTGAACTCGTGACCATTGTTGCGTAGGCTGTGGTCTACATCAACAATAAGACGCTTCTTCAAACTGTCAGGAATCTTCTTACAGCTTTCGATTTCAAACTCACATCCGCAATAGAAATCCTTGCTTAGATGTGGAATGTAGTCGTTGTGATAAAGACCATAATGAGTAGCAATTGTCATACTGGATTTAGTTTAATGGACGGAGGAAACAGGGGTGCGAGATTACTTTCGTAAATTGCTTTAAAGGCTAGTCCCTTCTTTTCTAGCTTACCAACATATACAGTGTCAATAAAGACACCACCACCCTTTGTAAGAGTGACACGGCGAGTGAGTGCAGCACTTTCTAGAGCATTGTCAAAGCCCACTAAGGCATCTTCAACGGAATAGTAACTAGGCTTGTTAATAAAACCCTCAATCACTGGTGTAGCGAGTGCAGTTTTCTTCCAATTGCCCTTCTCATCTAGAGAAAGAAACTCTGTGTTCTTTGCATCCATGCCCTTACGCCACATACGGGCCGGAACACGTTGCAGAAGCAAAGCCCGCTCGCCATATTGATAGACCGTCTTCTTTGGAATTACATAGTTGAGATTATATCCTACTTCCATATCAATCCGAATCTCAGCTTCGTCGTCGCCTTCACCACGACTAGGAGAAGATAGGTCCGTGTATTTAGAAGTCACCTTATCAACGGTGTAAATACGCTCACCACATTCTTCAATCTTTACCCAGGTGCCTTGATAATACTTCTTGACATCTTCGTAATTTAAACTATTACAAAACATTGTGATTCCCTTTAATTCCTTTAAACAGTGTGAAGTGAATCACGTCCGCTCTTTAAAAATGCAAACAAACACCATGTTTCCCTCATTACCCATTGTAGGGACACTTTGATATTCAATGTCCATAATCTCACGAAGAGCATGGTACATTTCCTTTGATGAGACTTTATCTGTAAACATCACAACATATAGCCCAGTTTTAGATGGGGGAATAAAACTACTTCTATTAGTGTAGATGCTAGGGGAATCAAAGTAATAAAGTGTATGTAAGGAACAGGCCCCAGGAAGATCATCAGAAGAAAACTTTAAACTCGTATTTAGGCTAGGCATTGGTGTCCTTAAACAAGCAAAATCTCACTTCTTTATCACCACTCTTGCTCTTCTTCCAGAGGGTTTTATAGATGAGCTTGAGAGAGGCATTAATAACTTCATATGCCTTATCACTCTTTGGATCATCCTTCACGAACGTCGCGCAATAGAGCCCCGTGGAACTTGTCGGTAGGAACCTCTCGTCGTGATATTCAATGCTATACTTATTAGCATGCATTGAACTGAAGTCACCAATCTCAAACATACTACAGGTGCAGGGAAGCTGCTTAACGCTGTAGTGCGGGAGTTTCTCAACTAAACTAGGCATTTAAATCACTTCTAGGTTGTACTCTTTGACAAGGCGTTCTGCAAGCTTCTTGTCTCCGTTGTTAATACATGCTTGCACATCTTCACCAATTTCATCTAGCAATTCTGGCATATGCTCTGCCACTTGCAAAGCTAGATCAACAGCATCCCATGCCCATTCTACTAGCCGTGGTCGAAATACCCAAAAATTAGACAAAACGCGATACTCAGCACCATAAGGCTTGGGACGATAAGCCCCAGCTTTTCCGTAAAGCTTACGCCGTTCCGTTCCCGAATCCATAAGGACAGAAGAAACACCAGCAGTAAGATCAACTGCACGAATAACAGTACGCTTATCAAGGGAAGTCTCGATGTGAATGTGACCACCTGCACTACGCAGGAATGGATGAGGAGGCTGTGGCTTTACATTTTCCAGACCAGTCCATGCATTGTAATCAGGTTCACACCCAAACACCCATGCAGAGGGATTGTCCATTTCACTTTCTGGAAATTGGACGCAGCTCAGGCGACTGAAACGAGTTTGCGGTAGGTGTTCCAGTCCAGCTAAAAGAACTGAACGGATATTCTTCACAAATTCTTCTTTTGTCGCCGCTGGCGGCACACCAAACTCTAATGCAACATTGTCCTCTTGTAATGTAAAGCCATCTTGCATGCCAGCGATTTGAGCCGGATTCCATTTGTTAGCTCCAATCAACCCAATCACACTTTTGAAAGCACCATTCTTGCGATTGAGCAAGAACACTTCGGGATCACTACCAAGTCTCATCGACGTTCCTTATTTAAAGCAATGTACCTTAATACTATTCATCACCCATGAATTAAAACTGTGGATGTTTGTGTGCCATTCTGGGTGACATTGAATAGCATATCCATTTACCTCAGGAAAATATACAACCTCTGGCTCTGTTTCCATCCGCTCCTGTTCTTCCTTGGAAATCCCTACATAACGTTCACTACGGCGTTCGGTGCTCCATGCAATGAGCTTGTGCTCTACATCATAGGGATAGAGCATTTGATGATGAGCAGAGGTTACATTCATCCGCTTGCCATCATCTGTGGTGATTAGATGACCTGAACCGCTATTGTGACCAGATACATCCTGAACTAGCTTACCTCCAGCAAATGCACAGATAAATTGAGCACCACGACATACACCAATGATTGGCTTGCCATCTAGATAAGCCTGTCGGCAAATCTCATGCTCAAATAAATCACGACGACTGGGACTTTCTGGACCTGAGTAACCTACCGGCTTCTCGGCATACAGAATAGGAGCAATGTCTTCACCACCCCACAAAACAACAGCATCAACACCAGCAAGAGAGTCAACAGTTTTAAGGTTAACACCCTTGTTAAACAAACTAGAGAACGGACCAATGCCATCGTCGGGTTCTTGATATGGACTAAATCCTAGAATCACTTTGGAACCTTTCGGAGAAACCCTGGAGTACAGATAAAGCGATTGTTCATCTTCTCTGAAAAGCAGGTGATAATCATTGGAGTGTCATTCTCAGGCCACTTTTCTTTGCGACCATATTGAGCATATGTTTTGCAGATTTTCTCAACGAGAATGGGGCCATACTCTTCCCGTGATCCTTCTGTATAGGCCTCACAGGTATCGCCTTCACCAAATTCTAGGCGGGCAACCAATGCCTTAATTGCAGCATCTCGACGAGCTGCTTCATTAAACATTGTGCGTAGAGGAAACAGCTTACTGTCATTAGCTGATTCTTTAACAACTGCAACCGATGTTGTGGTTGTTTTATGCTTGCGAGAGGGAGAGAAATAGGAAAGCATTAAACTTCTTTCTTACGAGGGTTAATAATTTTCTTTGGAGTTTCTTTTATTTCATAAGAAAACTCACTGATGAAGGAAACACTTAAATCATCATGGATTCTATAATACTTTCCAAAAAACTTGGTGATGTTCTGTACCTCTCCTGGTTGTTGATTACCATTAACAGCCCACCATTTTGCAGGCCAACCCTCGGGTTTGCTCTCACAAATAGCACCACTCATTGATGGAGAAAAGTCCCGCTCAAAACTGTAAACATGAAAGTTACTGGCCATGGTAGTCCATATATAAATTACCATCTTCACCACTACCAATCCATTGCCGCTTAGGCTCTGGAGGAAGATGTTCCACCATCACATACTCTTGAGGATGAAGGCAGGTTTCACAATCGTCGCAAAGATTGTCGTTAGCACGTCCACACATGCCACATTCCAAGTACGGATGTACTTGGGACGGCGTTTTATCAACGCCTTCCAAAAAGGGAAATCGAATCATTTATGTACTCTCTATAATGTTAATGTTAGCAAGTTTCAATGCATACCGGCAACATTTGCAGGGGGCTGCCGATGCTGGTTTACCAAGCTTGTTAAATCGAAAGACGACAATCTTATGCGCTCGCTCTGGGTTGCGCAACCTAACAAGCGCAGCAATTTCAGCGTGTAGATAAACCTTAGTCGGCTCGCCAACTGCTGTTGCACACTTAGCCTGTAGTGGGTGCGTCTTAACATACGAGTTAAACCCAATGGAGAGGACATTGTCTTTACGGTCATAGATGATTGCTTTTAGTGAATGTTTTCCCACAAAGAAACCCCCGGAACATTAACACGATTCAACATTATCAACTCCTTCAATAAAGGGAGCAACTTCCACATTGGAAGGGGCTAGAATCAACGGAATGGCTGTTTCCAGCTCATACAAACCATTTACAATGCCATGATGTTTAATGGCATATTGATTTGCACGCTCATGCTCCAAGGTAATAAATTTCATGTTTTGTCCATTCATTTTGTAATGGACAATGAAAGCAGAGGGCAAGGAGTTCATACTTTCCTCGGATTTATAATTTTACGGGGCTTTACTTCTTTTGGTACAGGCATTCCCTCGGTGTAATGTACAAAATCACCGGGCTCATACCAATAATTTGTACCAATATGAGGAACAGCAATTTCAGCCCGGCCAAGGTCGTCGGTACTACGAATTACACCAATTTGCCCTACAGTTGGGATGTCATCACTAAACGGTTGCCATTCTTTGACAATGAGGACTTTATCACCAATTTCTAGCTTCTTTGCTTTCTTCTTAAAAAGCTTGATGTGAGGCTTTCCTAAAGTCCATTCTTGACTAAGACCCGTTCCGCCTTGCTCTTTTGATGGAGCAGCAAATTTACACCCCCAAGCCAGCACAGCAGTGACAATTGCATGGTAATCAACTACTTTATATATGCCTTGATTGTAGGTGACAACAATTTCATCACCAACTTCAATTGTAGCATCCTCCAGTGTCTCTTCCAATGGAGTAGTTTTTAATTTAAAGCGACTAAACCAATGACCACCGTCTAGGCCCTCTACAAGAAGGGTATTCATTCCATATTGAGGATCACCTTCTTCCCAATAAGAGGTGACACCTTTAACCACATATTCTTTTCCAAGAGTCAATGGACTAGTTTGTTGAGTACATACAACAATATCACCCTTTTTAAACATTGTCATTTTCCTTCGACGAAGTTACCAGGTTTTCTCCTTCATAGGACTCAAACCTATCACGCATTTTCTTCACAGATGCTTCCGGGCATCCATGCACATTAACGAAGTTGCCATTACAAACAACAACCTCAAGCTCTGCACCAAGCGTTGCAGCCATTTTGATATAGGGCTCCATTTCCCACAAACGAGTAAATGTGTTTGACACCACCACATTGTGGCCCTCTTCCAATACAAGAGCAGCGGCTCTATTGCACCAGTCATGGGCCAGACCAATCTTTGCATGGTTGTATTTATAAACATTATCAGCGTCTACAAAATACATATCGGCCTCCACATGGAAGCCGTTGTTTTCTTTTGCCCATTGCTTGGCATATGTGGATTTCCCTGAACCGGGAATTCCGCGAACGAGAAGGAGTTTCATTTGTTTCAGGGAAAGAGTTATGGGGTTGTGGGTATACTTGCACTCGGACTGGCTCTTGAATTAACCCACATGCCGAGATTCCATCTCTGCTGGTTACGTTTTATGAAGTTGCTTTCGGAATAAACTTCCTACACACTAAAGACATAAGGCTCCAGCTCTATCTTTGTAGTTTTATAACAACGTGGTCGATAGACGCTTTAACCACGTTGTTAAAAGCTGCATATTTTCAGATGCAGCACTGTTTTGTGAAATTATGCCTTTTCAGTAGTGGCACTGTTCAAATCAGGTTTGTTTTGCTTTTGAAGCTAAAAATTTAACAGCGGCGTGTTCCCAAAAAAGTTTGCTATTTAGATTTTCCCACTCACATTGGTTGGAAAAACATTCAAACATCAATTGACCATCACTTTTCTTTTCTGGCTTGATGCGATATTCGTAATCATTACAGAAGTATGGGGTTGTAATATCCACCCAACGATCTTGAGTGAGCGCACCACCTTTCCACTGGATTTGCGCTCCATCTGCCCATGCCTTAATGATCGCTGCGTGTTTATGAGGCTGTTTCACGGCTGTAGCAGGCTTTGCATCAAAACCATTGTTTGATGCGTTGATAATCTTGGTCATTTCATTTCTCCAAACAAAAAAGCCGCCTTGTTAGGGCGGCTTTCCTTTAACAATGTTGTTAAATGCTGTAGAACACAGCACATGCAAGGGCCACAGCAACCACACATGCCGTGAGAACATCCCACACAGTGTATTGCTTTTTTGCACTTCTATGCCATTTAGCCTTTGAAGGCTTGGCCCATGAGGACACATATTTCTCCATGTCCACCACTTCCATATCGGCTTTCATTGCCATTTGATTGGCCTTTCGCATGGTTTCGGGGGTTTGAGTTTCAATCACAGGCCGTTTCCTTTTAAGCATTGCTGTTTGATGGCCCGCAGGCGCAGCCAAACCATCATTTGATCCCACGCGCTTTGGCGCAGGGCCGTTTTACACGCATCAGATAAGCTCATTTTGATACTCCGATCGGTGATAGTGGTGATAAAGGATATCAACAACAGAATCAAAGTTTGAATTTTGATAAATTCTCCCATCAATTTCCTTTGGAAGCTCAAATTGATTGCCCACTGCCTGACCCACACGACATTGTGACTGTCTTTGATGGCACAGATACACAATTCTCTTTATTTCTGCACGAGTGGGGCAATATGGAAACTTTTTCATATTTAACACTCCTTGTTAAACATTTGGTGCCGGTTACGCAGTCCGGCGGTATTTCACCCGTGCCTTAGTAAGGGCATTATAACTAGTCACTTTGAGGTCGCAGCTACCTTATCCACCCGAGTTAATGGGGGTAGTTCCTGCTATTTGTCTCGGCTTCCTATTTACCAGTGTGGCACTACTGGCGGAGAGCATTACACGCATGTAATGCCGAAGGGCTCTGTTTCCAAAGCCCAACGGTATTACTTCACTTGCGCAGATTCCACAATGCGACAAACCAAATCCTCTTGAATCCACGCTTGCGTGGCTTCGAGCGATTCAGTGTCCATGTTTTCCAGCATCATTTGAAAGACGCCAGCAAGCATGTTTGCATTGTGTTTCTTCGTGAGCGAGTCATACAGGGATTTAACACCCTTGTTAAACTCTTCGCTTTCTGCCTCATCGACGGCAGCTGCCATCAGTTCGCGAACCCGGACAATGTAGTCCGCATCGCTTTCGTCCTTCTTCTGCGGGTTGGCATCCATTGCTGCCGCACGGGCACCGGTTCGCACACTTGACGCATGCTTATCGGCCTTCTCGTCTTTCGTCAGGGCTTTGTCGCCATCCCATGTTTGGGACTGCGCTTCCAGCCAGCTACGCGCCGCCTCAAGCGCTTGCCAATAGCCCTTCTCTGCCAGAATGGCAGGGTTGCGCTTGAAAACACCGAAAAGGCGCTTTGCTTCGCTTCCCCGTTGATTCAGCAACCGGCGCTTCGGGCCATAGTTTTCCTGACCCTTTGCACCCCCGGGCTTGACAAAGCCATTCGCCTTGTCGGCCGAGTCTGCCATTTCCTGCGCCTTTTTGAACGATGCCGAAAACTCGACATAGGACAGACCAGCATTGGCAATGGATTGGATGGCCTCCAGCTTGTTGATTCCCTCTTTGTCAGCATCGACAACATAGATGCCGAACAGAGCGGACGCGTGGTTGATATGGCCCGTGGCCAATGCAACCGGGGTCGGAGTCGTCAGCATGCCCGACTCTGCGATTGTTGCGAGTACGTGATTCATTCTCAATTCTCCTAAGTGAGCGGAATTGCTCGCTAAACACTCATACGAGCATTTAGCGAGCGCTTCTACAGCACTCAGAAGAAACACACACAAAGCCCCCTAGGGCATAGGCTCGCTAGAACCTATGTATCCCCCTAAAACCCCATACAGGCAAGTTGCCAAGCATGTACAGGGTTTAGACCCTCACGGCGCAGATCGAAATAGCGTTGCACAATGGGTTTCATTTGGACTGCTCCAATTGATCCATTGCCTTTTGGACTGCCTGATAGGCGCGCTCCACTTGTCGATTCGCGGCATCGACCTTACGAACGATGTTTGCATAGTCGTGATAGGAACTGAACTCCGGCAGGGCTTTCATCTTGCCGTAGGCAGTACCCTCAAGATCGGCCAAGAGGTTAATCAGTCGGTCTGACATATCAATCTCCTACTAGATACATGCGGTGTGCATGCTCTAGGGGACTCTGTGTTGCACTAGCCCCCTCTATTGAAGACTCTGATTACCCGTAGGTGCGTTAATCATTCCCTGCAGAGAATGTGACCTATTCCACGGGTGTAGGCGTGCCCTAGTGCGTTGCGCTGTAGCTGTAATGGGTAGGTGTACATATGACCCTTAGC